ACTGCGTCAACATATACACCCAAGAAAGATGTAAGACTGTTTGTAGTAGCAATAAAACTCCTGATTGTGTTGGTGATTTCACTTAAGAAATTCTGGTCACAACCATTGGGAATAGTGACTTGTTGTCCACCTGCAGCAAATGCAGTTTCTGCATCACTCTCTGGAAAAATTCTATCTGGGTTCTTAGATGCTTTAGAAGAAGTTGAACTATCACTAGAACCAGAGTTGGCATTGTTCTGGGGAGTATCAAGTGTTTGATTTTCTTTTGGAGGTCTCTGGGTGATACCAGATTTCATCGTTGGTTGTGCTTCAATTCCAGAATAAGGTCTAAACCTAGAACTTCCTTCACTGAGAACTTCGCTTGATGTAATTGTACTAGTAGCACTAGCATTTCTGTAGAGGGATCCAAATACAACAGGTTGTTGTCCCTCGTCACCATCCATGAAGAAACCAAAAACAGTTTCTCCACCAACCATTAAACTTGATTCGCCTAATGCACCATGTCCCGCTCCATGAGAAGCAGGAAGCATAACGTGAGCCCATGGCAAATCTTTATCTGGTAATTCATTACCATTAAAAGGATGATACCCAATAATACGGACTTTACAACGATAAGCCCAACTCATACCCAATTCTTTCTCATTTTGAGATTGAACGATTTCAGTTTTATCGTCTCTCCAATACTTAGGATGAGCTACTTGTCCAATCCACCATGTGAATTGATCACGTCCAAGAAATTGAGATTTTAAAAGGGTATCATCAATCATTTGTTATCAGTCGTCGTAAATTAGACACTCAGGTTCGGATGGATTCTGGTCACAAAAGAGTTCGAGGTATGTCGGATCGTGATGATCTCCCGCTTCAATCTCTGCTTTATGATGTTCTACATACTCTTCCAGATCATGCAGTTCGCCTTCAATGTGACGACGCATTTGTGGATTTGTTGTGGGATCTTGGAGGATTTCTTTATCCTTTGCGATGTGTTGTTCGATGTTTTCCATATTAGGTTAGATCATAGGCCATACGAGTCTCTAATCACAGTCATAGAAGTAGTCGCTTTACCCTTTTCAAAATGATGCCTCAAATTCTTAATGAGGTAATAACCACTAGCCTCTTCATCAATTTCGACTCTTGTGTTTGTGTTAGATGCCACATTGGGCAAAATAACTTTAACAATATCACCAGCCCTTAGGCTAGCGTTTAAAGGCACATTGATATTTAGTGCCTGTGTGAACAGCAAGTTATACCTTGAGAAGGATCTTGCCATATCAGCATTGTCTCTACCAGATGTTAGATCAATAGAGTCGTTGAACATTCCGCGATCAGATGTTCGTACTAATATTCTACTCGGAACTTCAGCAAAAAACTCAGGTAAACCGAAATTGTCATTCTCTCCTAACTTATTGCCTAGTTCTTGTGACAAAGTATATTCATACTTATCCAATGACATCTTATATGGATCAAAGAAATATGTGTCATTTCCATATAATCCGATTCTAAGATTCTTCAGTAAGTCAGTATTCTGACTTAAAACGTGATGAATAATCTTATTAGTATTCTCTGGATCAGCACCACCATCGATACTGGAAGTATAAGTTAAGGTCTGAATGTCTTTATCATTACCTCCAATGGCTTGGGTTGTCTTAGATACCATCGACTCAATACTTCTAAAGTTAAATCCATCCTGATTCTCATAAAAGAAATATCCTGATGTACCTTTAGATTTACCAGTCTCTCCACTACCACTAACACCAGCAGGACCCGCAGATGCAGGAACTGCCTTTGGACCCAACCAAGTTAGAACACTGAATGGTTTCTTTAAATTACCATAGAAACCGTAATTATTTTTTGTTGGTTCAATCTCTCCAATTCTATCAGTTTCAAGAACTTCTGTCAAAATTTTCTCAACAGTCGAACTAATACTCAAAGATCTATCATACTTCTTAGTGCATCTAGTAGTTTCGTTATTGATTGCTTCCAAAGAAGAAAGATTGAGAGTAAAACTTTCAGAACTCTCCCTTGCCATATATCCAGTGACTCCAGTCACATACAGAGGGTTATCATCCTTTCTACTCAATGTCCCCATCAAGTTTGCAATTTCAACATCAAACCTCTCTCCACTACGAATAGGCAGTCCGTTATAAAGACCCGCAGTGTTTACAATTCTTGCCTTTGCAGTAATTGCAGGAGATAGTATATCCTCAAAATAATCAAACTCTGCGATAAAATTTGAAATATCGATAGCATTTGATTCATCATTAGCAGTAAGAACTGCTTGATTATATTTTACGGCATCTAAATTTACAGCCATTAGGAAGTTAACTTATGAAAGAGCATTTGTTGAGATAATCTCATCATCATAGCGTTGGCAGACTCTGGAATAATAGCAGTCTGAGATCCGCCAGTCTGCATAACCATAGGTGTTTTGGTAGATCCAGGAATACCACCCATGGCAACAATCGTCGTACTATTTAACGTAGTTCTTGGATTATTGTATGATGTATATTGACTAACCAAGTTTGTATCCGTTTCTTCTCTTCGTACAGGTTGAACAAGTCGATCATTAACCATTAATCCTTGGTTAGGATTATTAATCTGACCCTGTTCACTTCTCAAATATTCCTGCTGATCAAAAAGATATTTGTACTCTTTAGCAGTCTCTCCCGTACCCTGCATCCATTGTTCGCCATCGAATCTTTCATAGACAGTCTTGTCTTTCCCACGAACACTAGTTGCAGGAATAACTCTCTTTCGGATCTCATTTTCCTTCGGTTCTAATTGAGCCAGTTCTGTAGGTGGAGTTTCAGTAGTGACTGATTTTGCAGTAGAACTAATTTCAGTCGAAGCATTCTTTGTCTTTTTTTCTGGTTCTACAGTTGTTGCACCAGGCATTCTATAAATTTTTCCTGTATTTCGGTAATACGCATTATAATCTTCTGGGGATGCTTCCCAAGAAAGTGATGCATTTTTTGAAGAGTTTGATAATACATTACCATTCTCAAGAACAACACCAATGTGTGCTTGAGGATCAGTTGCGTGATTATCATACATGACCATGACATCACCAGCTTGTCTTTGATTTATAGGAACCTCAGTATATCCAGCATCAATCATTTTCTGTTCAGCAGTAGGAACCCACAGTGATGATCCCCAAGGTGGTGTTAGACCTGCTTGTTCATAGACCTGATTAACTGCCCAAACACAACCATTTTTACCATAATCAGTTTCTGCACGATTACTATTCAGTCCTCTAAGACTTTCAGCAGCATCTGCAAGAGATTTACTATCACCAGAAGATCCAGGAATATCAGTTGGTGGAGAATCATTACTTACTTGAGTGACATCAGAACTAGTTGTTGTATTGGTAGTTCTTCTAATTTCACCATTTTCACTCAACAACTTACCAAAGTCATCAACTGCAGAATCAAATTTATTCAATTCAAGCATAGAACTTTGAGGTTCTACATTAGAGAATGATGTCTGGTCACTAACATTGGCATTGGTAGTAGTTTCACCTTTATCTTCATTATCAACTGCGTCTTTTACATCCTTTGCAATCAATCCTGCATCAATAGCAACTGATGCAGCAGTACCCCATCCAGGCACTGTAGATGCAGCACCCGATAAAAACTCCATAGCAGCACCAGCCATATCACCTTTGGCTGCCCTATCAATTGCAAAAGTAGTACCTAAAACAAGACCAACAAGAGGGAGTTTTTTAGCAAGAAGTTTAGCAGTACCCTTCTTTGCAAGTTGTTCTGTTCCCTCTTTGGTAACCGCTTTACCAGCGGCTTCTAATCCCTCTCTAGTAACAGTTTTACTTGCTTTAACTGCTGTACCCGTACCAACTTTTGCTGTTTTTTCTGCACCCTCTTTGACAAAAAGTCCTTTAACTCTACCAAACATATTGCCAGCAAACTTCTTACCCTTTGAAGCAAGTTGCGTAACCATATCCACGGCGCCTATTGCACCAATACCAAGGATTGCTGTTAGGACATTACCCGCCGTACCTTTACCTTTGTTATCAACTTGGAAATTACCAGACTTAAGTTTTTTTAAGTCCTTGTCAGCAATATCATCCTGACCCTCCAATTTATCATTAGCTCTTTCAAGATAATTGGATAAAGAAACATACTTCTTTTTAGCTTCACCAAGAGATTTCTTCTTTCTCTTGAATAGTGAATCTACAACTCTTTGTTTTCTGACTAACTTATTTCCAATGGCCATGATAGTCTATCCTATGTCGTAGAGATCAGATTGTAAGTGCTCATGGTCCCAAGTCTATAAAGATTATCCTCATCGAAAGGCATATGGAATGGAACAGAATTACCCTGAATACTTGGTGCAGGAACATTTGACGGATCTAACTGAGCCATATCACCCATGGGAAGCATAGTAAAGTTTACGTTATCTTCTCCCTTTGTCTCTGTTTGAGGAATCTGTGCAACTTGTTCAATAGTATCAGAAGAGGTTGCCGCATTGGATTGTTCTCCTAATGGATCAACCTTAGAATCTGGAGAAGTTGTTGTGACATTATTTTGGATCCTCTGAAGATTATTTTGATAAACTCTCAAACTATCAGAAGCAGTTCTAGATGTCTGATTATATTTTGGTGTTAAACTTGCCCATATATCACCCAACTTTTCCATATCAGCCTCAGTAAGAGGTTTATTGAGATCAACTCCCTTTTCCTTGGCAAGGAACATCATAAGTTTATTCTGATATTCTTCACTGAAAGTTTGTTTAGTAATATCTACGTTAGGATCCATTCTTCTAGCATGATCTAAAAGGAAAGTAAACTGACCAGCACCAACTGCAGCAGATCTATCAGTTTTTCCAGTCATATCAGTAAACAGCGACTGGTCATCCTTTAAAAACTTTGTCTGAAGATCGTCTACTTCTTGGAGAGTCTTTCCAGTAATATCACCATACTTCATTTCACCTTCACGATCACCAAACCATCTACTATAACCACCTTCCTTAGCAGTTCCCTCTAACTGAGTGATCGTTTGAATTGCTGCCTTGGCATTATTAGTAGTTACTCCAGGCGTATCTACATTACTACCCATTGCAGTAGTGGTAGGAGTCGATGTAGTTTCTGTTGTTTCTGGTGATGATGTCTTTGGTGGAGGAGGAGGTGCGAATCCACCTAAGAAATCCTGAAACTTTTTAACTGTTTTATTAAATAAATTAACCTCTTTCTCGGGAATTGGAGGAGGAGCATCAATTTGCGAAGGATCTACTTCACCTGCGGCTGCAGGTTGGGCCATTGCCATACCTCCAGCAGCCAATGCACCAAAAGCACCAAGTCCAAGAAGGAGTTTACCCTTCTTGCTTTTCATAAAATTACTTGCGTTTGGAACGTTTGTTTTTACTTTTTTATCTTTTGTAGCGTTCAGAAAGTCTCTACGCATCCATCTGGGCAATTTACCCCAAGATCCCAGATTTAAACCACCCAATAAGCCAGGAAGAACACCACCCTTCTTAGCAATCTTTCCAAGATCACCAATGAATCCTTTGATGAATTTTCTTACTTTACCTATAGTTTCTGTGGTATCCTCAAGGGATTCCCTAATTCCTTCAAATCCTTTAGCGAATGCAGCAACAGTAGTAGGATCTGCGACCCCTCTCATGTAATCTGCAATACTTCCGAAAGAGTTCAGAAGGCCATCAAGTTGAGGCATTCTGACCTGAGCAGACAGTGAACCTCTCTTAGACAAACTATCATCAACCTTTTGATTGATGACCTTATTAATATTAACTGTTGAATTTTCTCCACCTCCCTGTAGAGATTGGGAGATGTTTTTAATTGTTTGACTTAAACCACCAGGCGCACCCTTTACATTACCCCTAAAAGCGCCTCGTAGTTTTGCACCAATTGTACCCTTACCACCAAAAAACTTGGATGCACCTAGAGTTCGGTTACCAGATCCAATACGTCTAGTACCCCTACGTCTTACGATTCTACCAGGTTTAATAGATGCTAACTTCATTTATTCAGTGCAGCTCTTTGTTGGGCTTTGAGATTCTCGTCTTCAATATGTTGTTTAAGTAATCCAACATAGATGTCCCTTTCCCAAGGCATCATATTTTCGATCTCTGTTAATGAATATTTATGGAACTGCATGAGAGCGAAATTGATTCTGTAGTATGCCTCCAGATTCATCTGGGACATAACTAAGCGAAAAAACTTGTTAATCCCTCAAGCACGACAGTATTTTTCTTTTGAGTGTTGGGATTCATTACCTCAACAGTATGAGAAAGTTTTGGCATGGTATCGAAAAACTCTTCGATTTGCTTGAATTGACTAGAGGTTAATCCCTCAATCCAAGAAACCAATTCCTTCTTAGTAAGATCCTCGCTAGCCCAGGCATCTTCTTCAGTATAAATCTGTTCAATGCACGCTGCAATGACTTCAAAGGATTGTTCGACTTCGGATACGTCATCTCCCTGTACTACGAAATTGTTCTTTACAAATTCGTCAAGAGAAGGATATTTCATACGAATGGTAATATCCTTATCAATCTGAATATCTTGTTTGTGATTCTCATTCATTTGAACTTGAATCTCATCAATAAAGACGCTGACTGGAACTTGGGTTGTACCATCATCACCACAAGTAACCACTAGTTCAACTGCTTCTGATACAGACTTACCACGAATGTTGAGGAACAAATACTCGATGTCAAAAGTAGGCAGACTCTCTACTTTTACTCCTCTAGTTTGTACACATTCTTTTAATACTTGTTTGATTGCGTTAGTAATTTGTTTAGGGTTTCCGCTTTCTAACGCTAGAATAAGAACTTTCTCTTCTTTTACTAGGAATGGTCTATACTTAACAGTTTTTCCAGTGGAAGGTAAAGTCAACTCATAGAGTGGGGTTGAAATTTTAGGTAAAGGCATAATAATTCAATCAGCGGGTTATTTAGTAGGTCAGGTAGGGTACTGTAGTAAAGGAGAATTAAAGTCTGCTAGTGACCTGAAATCAGAAGCAAAATTCAAGTTATTACCCAGAGTGAATGGAGATGGAGTTGATGCATCCCATGGAGCTCTACCATCCATGAAATTAGAACTTACTGATGCAATTGTAGATCCATCAGAGGCAGTAGATACCTTTTCGTATTGTACAGGTTTAGAGTCTTCTTCAATACCAAGATTAATTATAACATACTTATCATATTTGAAGTCAACAGTTACTTTAGTGACGGTTCCTTCATCATATGACAAAGCAATAGAATTGATATTGACTGGAAAGGCATTAATAAAACCATATGTCATCTTAGTTTTATAATCTCTTTCAAACTTAGTGACATGAAGTTCTCTCTTATATTCAGACGGATACCTATGTCTCTGGAAGTTATTTCCATCTCTCATAGAGGCATAACCACTAGCACTCGGAGCAGTAACCTTACCTGCATTTGCGGAATGCATTGGTTGCATAAAGTGAAGCCATTCTTGGAATAATCTAAGTACCTTGTAATCAGAAGACACATAGAATGTCATACTGAGATCAGCATAAACATTCCTTACTGGAAAGAATTCTTCAATACCCTGTCTACTCCCCAACTCAGTAAAGGTTTCTACGCTTTTACCAGGCAAAACTGTCTCTGCACATAAGAAATCATATCTCTTAGGTTCATGTTTACCAAAAATACCTGCGGAGGTTAACCACTGAGATAATTGATCTGTCGATCCAGGTCCCGCTTTAGCGAGATTCATCGAGACCTTATAGTGATTGCTGCTAGATGGATTACCAAGAAACTCTTGAAAGTTATTCTGAGCTAATCCATTTCTATCAATATCGATCAAATATGGTTCTCCCGCAGAATTTATTCTTCGGTTGTTTGCACTGAGTCCTTTATTTGACATCGGATAAATACTACGATCCTTTATACTATGTATATGTCCTACAAGGGGAAATATAGGCCTGAATACCCAAAGAAATACAAGGGTGATCCTACCAATATTATTTATAGGTCACTTTGGGAGCGAAAATTCATGCGATATTGTGACCTCAATGAGAGTGTTTATCAGTGGCAATCAGAAGAATTCGC